GCAAGTCCGGACGCTACTGGAACGTCATCACTGAGGAGTTCACAGCATGAACACGTGGCCCTTTCCCCCGCCCGGCGGCCCTGTGCCCTGGACCCCGAAACAGAAACGCGACTACGAACGCAAACAGCGTGACCAACAAGGAGAAGCCCCATGGTAAACGACAGCACCCCTAAGCCCGAACGCGGCCCCCGCATCAAACCCCCGCGCGCGGTCACCCCGGCGGAGCGTAGCGCTATCACCGTGTACATTCGTGACTCGGTGCCTGACAAACACAAAATCGCCACCGAGCGCGCACTCCTGAAGCAGGTGCCGCGTAGCGTGGCAATCAAGACCAAGTGCCTCGCCTGCTGCAACTTCGACCGCGAGGAGGTCAAGCTGTGCGCCGTGTACACCTGCCCGCTCAACCCGTACCGCCCGTACCAGTCCGCCGCAGCAACCGAGGAGTCAGATGATGTTGATCAAGACGAGTGAACTGACAGGCGCTGCCCTTGATTGGGCAGTTCATAGAGCGAACGGCGCTGATGGCTGGGTGTCTGACTTTTTCAAGAAAGCGCGTTTCCCCTACTCAACTGAGTGGATGTGGGGCGGGCCGATCATTGAGCGTGAGAACATCAGCGTAATTCGTCTTGAAAACGAGAGCATCCCGGACGCCCAAGGTTTTTGGCAAGGTAAGTATCAGGATCAGTGGGGTGCAGTGATAGGTGACATGCACAGCCCCGAAGAACAACACGGCTCACAGGGTGATTACTGGGGCAGGTCTTACCACGTTGATGAAGACGCAGTGATCGGCCACACACCCCTGATCGCCGCCATGCGGTGCTACGTCGCATCCGAGCTGGGCGACACCGTGGACATCCCTGATGAACTCAGATGACACCCCTGGAGCTATAATGCACCGCTTAGAACTCCGGCTAGGGTCTGCAGCCCGAAGCACGCCTGACCAGCGCCCGCCGGATGTTTCTTCCTTTCCCCAACCCCGGTCACTTTTGAAGTAGGTCATTCAAGCTATGAAGATACCCCACCTGCGGGATGCGTCAGCTGCGCCCGCCCCCACAAATCTTGACTACGCGCTGGCGTACGCTCGCCGAGGCTGGGCGGTGCTGCCCGTGTGGTCAGTCGACCCGGAAGGCCAATGCCGCTGCGGGCGACACAACTCCGAGAAGGGCCACAAGGCGGGCAAGCACCCGCACTCGGGCCTGGTGCCTAACGGGCACCTTGACGCGACGACAGATGAGCAGGTCATCCGCGACTGGTACGCCACCGACCCCGAGGCGGGCATCGGGCTCAACCTCAGCCAGTCAGGGTTGTTGGCGCTGGACATTGACCCGAAGAACGGGGGCTGGGAGTCACTGGCCGCTATTGAGGCCGAACACGGCGTGCTGCACTCGGACTGCACCGCGCTCACGCAGGGCGCAGGCGAGCACCGGCTGTTCACCGCTGACCCCGCGTTGGCCTTCCCGGGCAAGCTCGGGCCGGGGCTGGACCTGAAGCACCATGGCTACATCTGCGTCGCCCCCACGCTCGGCCCCTCGGGCGAGTACAAGTGGGCCGCTGGGCGCTCGCCGCTGTCAAAAAGCAACCCCGCCGCCCCCTCAGCGCTGCCGGAGCTCATAGCGAGCAAGGGCCGCGCTCCTACGAGCTACAGCCTGACCGAGCGCGCCGGGGCACCCGTCGCTACGGCGCAGACCTTTGACGACCTGCGCTCCGCGCTTGAGCACGTCGATGCGGATGACTACGAGACCTGGGTCAACGTGGGGATGGTGCTCAAACCCTACGGCGAGAACGGCTACAAAGTATGGACCGAGTGGTCAGAGCGAAGCGACAAATTTGACGCCGCCGCCCAGCGCCGCAAGTGGGAGCGGGACATTGACCGCCCGCACTCAATTACCTACCGCTCAATCTTCCGCATGGCGCTTGACAACGGCTGGTCGGGCAGCGCTAAAGCCGTAACCGTCCAAAAAGAACAGCGCAAGTCGCTTGAAGAGTTCGTGCTGAACCCCATCACCATTGAAGAGCTCCGCGACTCAAAGCTCAACCCCCGTGTGATTCTACCGTTCATGCTCTACGCGGACGTGCGTACCCGGATCTCAGCCGGGGGCACCGGCAAGACCACCGTCGCCCTGTATGAGGCCGTCATCCTGGCGCTCGGGCGGGAGCTCTGGGGCCGGACCCCTGAGCGCGAGGTGCGCACCGTGATCGTGACGCGAGAGGACACGCGGGAGATATTGGTGGCGCGGGCGCGGGAGATCATGAAGGCGCTCGGCCTGGACGCCGAGGCGGTGCACACGGTGCTGCGGAATTTGCTGATACTGGACTTGTCGGGCGAGTCGTTCCGCATTAGCCGGGTGGAGGGCGATGTGGTGGAGCCGCACGTTGACAACTTGAACTGGATCAAGGGGTTGCTCAAGGACTTTGCGCCGGATTGGATGATAATGGATCCGTTGGTGTCGTTCGGGGTGGGCGAGCAACGCGTCAACGACGCCGAGCAGGGCCTGATTGAGGCCATGCGCATACTCCGCGCCGAGTTTGATTGCTGCGTGGAGGGTATTCACCACTCGGGCAAAGCCAACGCCCGGGAGAAAACCCTGGACCAATACTCGGGCCGGGGCGGCTCGGCGCTGGCGGACGGGGCGCGCATGGTGTGCGTGATGCAGCCGCTGACGGCGCAAGAGTGGGCCGAAGCCACCGGCGGCTGGCTTGAGGACGGCGAGAGCGGGCTGGTGATGGCTATGCCTAAGATGTCCTACTGCCGCGCTCAGGAGCCCGTCTACCTGAAGCGCCGGGGCTACCTGTTTGAACAAGTCACCCCCGCCGCTCAACCCTCCGCCACCGAGCTGCAGGCCGAGGTGGAGGCCACCGTCTACCTGGCGCTCAAAGACGCCTGGCTCCGCAACCAACCGCTGAGCCTGCAAGATCTGAAGAACGACTACAAGACCATTTTCTACGGCAACCTGAAGCGCGACGCAATAATGGAGGCGGTGGGGCGGCTCAAACGCGACGGACGCGTGCTGCAACACGCCAACTCCGGCGGGCGGGGCTCGCGGGCGGTTCTTGAGCCGGTCATCTTTGACGAGGCGGCGGCCTCGAAGTTTGCCGTGCCGTACGAACCCAAACAACCCGGCGAACCTCCCGGTTGATAGGTTTGCGCGTTCGCCGGGTTTTTGTAAAACGTGGTTTTTGAGGCTGACCCCTGATGAAACCATTAAAATAAACCCGGCGAACCCGGCGAAACCCGGCGAAGCCACTCTCGCCGGGTTTTGATAGGACGCGGTAGAGGGTCATTTCCGCTTTACCCGGCGGGAAATGATCTCTCTATAGGACGGCTGGGTTTATTCGCTGGGTTGTTCGCTGGGTATTGTGAGTGGGTTTTAAGCGTGTGTGTTTTTGTGCAAGTCGGCGAAGAGTGTTCGCTGGGTTTTTAAGGAGAAACTGAGATGATGACAAACGAACTGTACTATGTGGAAATTGACCTCGGTCAAGATAGAAAACTGACGGCCAGGTTGTACCGCGTGGCGCACCTGTTCAGTCCGGAGTTGGTGCTCGCAAAACGGGTCGGCCTTGACAGGTCTGAAGAACGCGGCAACAGCCTGATGTACGTTGAGACCAACCGGGATGAGTACGGTGACCCGTACGGGATGTTCTTTGACAGCGTTAAAAAAGTAATTGAGTACCTGAGCGACAACGGGTGCACCGATGTTGACGGGGCTGAAGCGGTAAAATGAACACCATGGACAAGAAACCCCCCGCCCCCAAAAAGAGCCTTGCCGTGCGGCGCAAGTCTGACGCCACCACCGTCAAGCCCACCACCGAGCAACACAAACGCCCCCGCGCCGAGGTGCTCGGTGACCTCTGCCAACACCTGAGCACGGGCGAGACGCTGGAGGAGGCGTGCCGCCGCGTGCCGGACGCGCCCCACCCCGCTACGGTGCTCAAGTGGGTGGAGAAAGATCCCGAAGGCCTGGGGCAGGTGTACGCGCAGGCGCGGGCGCGAGGCTACCTGCTGCTCGGCGACCGCATTGACGAGCTCAGCCGCCAGACCACGGCGGTGACGCAGTTCCACGCGCTCTGCCCGGAAGGCAGGCCGATGTACAACCCAGACGGCACCCCCGTGTTGAAGGACGTGGTGGTGTCGTTGTCGGCGGACGTCATGGCCAGCAAGCGGCTTCAGGTCGACACGTTGAAGTGGAAGCTCAGCAAGATGCTGCCCAAGATCTACGGCGACAAAATCGTCAACGAACACACCGGCAAGGACGGCGGCCCCATCGCGCTGGCCGCTGTGGACCTGAAGAACCTCAGCGACGACGAGCTGGCGCAGATGCAGGCGCTGATGGGTAAAGTGGCCACGGGGGGTGCAAAATGACTAAGACCGCCCCCGGACATTTGCACGAATGTCGAGCTCGGCCACAGATCGGAAACCACTCATTCAACGGTATCGAGTTCGCTGATCACTTTGCGTTTGTTGACGCTGGGTTTGGTGAGTGCGTTCGCGTTGACCTGATTGACGCGCTGGTGCTGGGGTTCAAATCTGGCTTCGAGTACGTCCACATTTTGAAATCTTACAAAGGTCTAGAGTCTTACGGAGTTGCAACAACCGGAGGTACCAAGTGGTGAATGAGATCAAAATGGAGCTGCCCGCACACGTGCGGCTGTCGCAAGACGTCGGCATCAACCTCACCGCCGAGGACGCCCCCCGGCTGCTGGAGTTCGTGAACCGGACGGTGCGCGGCGAAATCGCCAAGCTCGGCCCCCGCGTTGAGGCCGCCATTGCGCAGGCCGCCCTGGACGCAGGCGTGGCGGAGCGTAAGCGGATCATCCAGTGGATGCGCGAGGATGACGGCGCGGGCATGAGCGCCAAGGACTACGCCGAGGTGCTGACCCAGGGCCTGCCCGTTGAGGAGCGCGTATGAGCACCGAGTTCAGCGCCGGAGTTCAGGCCGAGAACGCGCGCATCATGGCGCTGCTGGACTCCTACCGTGACCAGCTCAGGGCGCAGACCCGCGCGCTGCTTGACGAGGGGTTCAACGCGGACAACAGCCGGGCGCAGCTTGAGATGCTGACCCTGCTGCGTGAGGCGCTCAAAGCATGACCGCCTCAGCCGAACACCCCGGTGACGCCGAGGAGCGCTGCCACGTGATACCGCTCGGTGACTTCCGTGAGCACGAGGTGTCGGCGGGGTGTTGGTGCGGGCCGCGTGCCCTGCCCGACTGTCCGCAGGTGCTGCAACACAACGCGCTTGACGGTCGTGAGCTGATTGAGGAAGGAAAGAGGATGATTCAATGACTGGAAAGCTGCTACACTTCAACGGCGTGACGCGCCTGAACCTTGACCCCGAGAGCGTGCTTGAGGCCGCGCAGGGTCGCTTGAAAGGCGTGGTTGTGATAGGCTATGACCAAGACGGCGAGGAGTATTTTGCGTCTTCCTACGCTGACGGGGGCGAAGTGCTGTGGTTGCTTGAGCGGTCAAAGCTGAGACTGCTGACTGTGAGCGAAGAATGACCGCCGCCCTCAGCCCCGCTGCAGTGCTTGAGCTCATCAAGGTAGAGCAGGACCGGCGGCGGGCGGGGGCGAGCCTGTACGAGTTCGTCAAGCAGTCTTGGCACGTGGTAGAGCCAGGGATACCGTTCATACCGAGCTGGCACATTGAGGAGATCTGCGAGCACCTTGAGGCCGTGAGCTCGGGCGACATTCAGCGGTTGCTCATCAACATCCCGCCCCGGCATTCAAAGTCAACAATCGTCAGCGTGATGTGGCCCGCGTGGGAGTGGATTGCGCGGCCTGAGGAGAAGTTCCTGTGCGCCTCGTACTCGGGCAACCTCAGCACCCGGGACAACCTGAAGACCCGGCGGCTCATTCAGAGCCCGTGGTATCAAGCCCGCTGGGGGCACATGTACGCCTTTGCCGGCGACCAGAACGCCAAGCAGCGATTCGAGAACGACAAGACCGGCTACCGACTCGCGACCTCGGTCGGCGGCACCGCCACGGGTGAGGGCGGCTCGCGGCTCATCCTTGACGACCCCCACGGGGCGCAGGCCGCACAGTCGGACGTGATGAGGGACTCGGACCTTGAGTGGTTTGATGTGGTATGGTCCACGCGGTTGAACAACCCGAAGACCGACGCCATGGTGACCGTCATGCAGCGCCTGCACGAGAAAGACATCTCGGGGCACATCCTTGAGGACATTGGTGGGTGGGAGCACATCTGCATCCCCGCCGAGTGGGACGGCAAGCAGCGCCGCACCGTGCTCGGCCCCTACGACCCGCGCACCGTCAAGGGTGAGCTGATTTGCCCGGAGCGCTTTGGCGCGGCTGAGATCACCAAGCTCAAACAGCTCCTGGGCACGTATGGCACCAGCGGACAACTGCAGCAGGACCCGGTGCCCAGCGGGGGTGGAATCCTGAAGACCGAGCACTTCAAGCTCTGGCCCGTGAACGCGGGGCTGCCGCCGTTTGAGTACATACTGCAGAGCTACGACACCGCCTTTACTGAGAAAACCAGCGGCGACCCCACGGGCTGCGAGGTGTGGGGCGTGTTCACGTACAAGGGCGAGCGGCAGGTGATGCTGCTGGATGCATGGGACGAGCACCTCAGCTACCCCGAGCTGCGCAAGCGTGTCATTCATGACTGGACACAGGAGTACGGCGGCATCAGCAAGCTCACGCCTTTCGCTCGCGCTAAGCGCCCGGACCGCATCCTCGTTGAAGCAAAGGCCAGCGGCCAGTCACTGCTGCAGGACTTGCGGCTGGCGAAAGTGCCCGCTGTGGGTTATAATCCAGGCAACGCCGACAAAGTCGCCCGCGCGCATCAAGCCGCACCAACCCTGGAGCTGGGAATACTGTGGATACCCGAGTCGCTGAAGAACCCCGGCCAGCCCGTGAGCTGGGCCGCGACGTTCCTGAAGCAGCTCACCAAGTTCCCGGTCGCTGACCACGATGAATACGTTGACTGTTTCACCCAAGCAATCATCTTCCTCAAGAACGAGGGCTGGTTCGAGCTGCCCCGCGCAAAGGACGTTGACGAGCCCCGCCCCCCAAAGCGCGAGCACTCAAACCCCTACGCCGCTTGAGGGCTGGGACGGCCTGACCCGTGAAGCCGGGGGGTACGCGTAATGGGGCCGTCCGAGTTGTGGAACATCCTGCTCACGGCGGGAATGGGTATGTTGAGCTGGGTGCTCAAGGACAAAGCCGCTGAGTTGAGCCGGGTCACGATCCTGCTCAACCGCACGCGGGAAGAGATCGCCAAGGAGTACGTCACCAAGTCCGAGGTCCACGCCGACATCAACCGCGTGCTGGACCGCCTTGACCGCCTTGACAGCAAGCTCGACGCCCTCATCAAGGAGAAGCACAATGCCTAACTCGCCCGCCAAGAAGCCCGTCTGGGACACCAAGCGCCCGGCCTCCGCCGGAGCCCGCGCCAGCTCCACCCTCAGCCCCGCCGCAAAGGCGAGCGCCAAGGCTGCTGCCGCAAAGGCCGGTCGCCCGTACCCCAACCTGGTTGACAACATGCGCGCCGCCGCAAAGGGCAAGCGATGACCAAGCCCCTCAACAAGGCCTCAATGGAGTGCAACGCGCCCCGGCGCACCCCCGACCACCCGACCAAGAGCCACGTCGTCAAGGCGTGCTACGACGGACAGCAGAAGGTGATACGCTTCGGCGAGCAGGGCGCAAAGACCGCCGGTAAGCCCAAGGCCGGTGAGAGCTCGGCCACCACCGCCAAGCGTGACAGCTTCAAGGCCCGGCACGCCAGCAACATCGCCAAGGGCCCCAGCAGCGCGGCCTATTGGGCCAACAAAACCAAGTGGTAACCCCCCGCCATGGCTGAAGACTACACCCCCTCCGTATTCTCGGTACCCACCTACGCCGAGACCGTAGCGTACGAGATGTACCCCGGCCAACGCGGTCAGAACGACCGCCGCGATGCCGCTCGGCACATGCTCGCCTCGGGCACGCTGGCCCGCAAGTACTCGCCCGGGGTGGCGGAGTTGCTGGGCAAGGCGCACGAGTGGGGCACCTCGCCGCTACAGGCGTTGATGATGCTCATCGGCCAACGGCAGCCCGACGCGGCTTACCTCATGGACACCCGCAACAACGCCCTGGGCGCGCAGCTCGGAGCACGCGCCCGTACGCAGGCCGAGCTCGAGAGCCTAGTGCAGGCCGAGGCCGAACGCGCCCAGCGTGACGCCCCGGCGGGCCGTGCCGTCATCATGAAGGCCCAGGGCGGCCTCGCCCAACTCAAGGAGTGTGGCTATCATGGCTGAAAACAACAACGCCTACATCGGTTACCGCCGCGCCGGTCGCCGTCCCGAGTCACAACAGGACCGTCGGAGCGCGGCTGACGCGCCGCTGTCGGCGTTGCGCGGGTTCGCGTCAGGGGTGCTGGGCGCACCGGGCGACATTGAGTCGTTGATACGCATGCTGCCCGGGCTGAACGAGCGCACCGTGCTGCCCACCAGCGCTGACGTGGAGAAACGGCTGCCGATGCCGGAGCTTAACCGCACCCCTACAGGCCGCGCCTTTACCGGCGCAGGCCAGCTCGGCGGTGGGTTTTACGCCGGTCCCGGGTCACCGCTGAAGGTTATTGCCGAGTCGCCGCAAATCATCGGGCGTGCCGCGCGCGACTTTGCGCAGTCGGTGAGCCCGGTCAACGTCATCAAGCCGAAGGGCGGCAACTGGCTCGCCGGCAGCGTTGAGCGGGCGCTTGAGCCTATGCGGTTGCGCGTCAGCGGGTCAGACCCAGCAACAAGGATTCAAGAGCTCCAGGCCGCCAAGGCCCAAAACATTGAAGCCGGTGTCCCCATTGATGAGGAACGGATGGCGAGTTTGATGTCTGAGCTTGAGCCTCGGGCCGCCATCAACAAGTGGCTCGACCAGAAGCTCGGCAAGTACATCAAGAACGAGATGGGCACCCCTGAAGACCCGATCAGGGCGTTGGCTGAGCGGGGCGTGTTGCATGTTTCGCCTGACCAGGTGGGTATTAACCGATACCGCGCCCCCCAGGCGCGTCTTGCGGCAGATGCGAGGGTCAGGACTCCTGGTTTGGACACCCCTGGCGCACAGATGGGGCGCTCAGAGGCGGCCCGGGCCTGGGAGGATGCGAGCGATGTTTCAATAACCCCTACCGAAGCGCGTCATCTTTCAGGAATGAAAGTTAACGGTGAAAATGTTTGGGTTAATGAAAATCCATGGCTCGTTAAAGTGCCTCCGGAAACTCAAGTGTATGGTTTGGACCAGCGCAACTCAAGCGGGTTAGGCTTTCCACACCTCGTGGACGAGCTCCGTAACGCGGTCAACCCCGAGAGCGGCCTGCCCGCGAACTTGCGCCTGAAGTACTCGGACCTGGAAAAAGTCACCGTGCCGCAAGCCGTTGAGCGGGTCGCAAAGATCAACGACTGGCGCGCGGCGCAGAAAGCCGAAGCCGACATGGCCCGCGCGATGAACCCCGCCACGCAGGTGGTCAAAGAGTATCCCGAGCAGGGTATGCGGTGGGTTGAGCTGCGCCAGCCTGAAGCGCCCGACAAGCAAGCGTTGTCAAAGCTCACAGACAGCGACATGGATGAAATACGCCGCGCCGCTGAAGAGCGAGCCTGGGGTTTGAAAGACTCCGGCGACTCGCGCAGCATTGAGGAGATCTACGACGAAACCCACGCGGCTCTGATGAAAGAGCACGAGCCCTCGTTC